TGGTAGTTTAAGGACTTCGGTCCACATGATATACACATCATGTTTCGTGTAGTTTTACTTCTTCGGAAGAACGATGCGATCGTCGGCGTAGTTTATAAGGTCTTCGGACCCACATCTTGGCCTCACACTATGATAGTGGGGCTAAATGTTGAGAGGTTTGCCTACAGGAGTAACAGAGGAGCCTTGCTAACCAATGATTGGAGAGCATTAAAGGCTGCATTCTTTACCACTGTTCCAACTGCCGCGACTCCACCTGCGAAGATGGATTGCCCGACAGACTTCACCTCCTTATTAACAGCATCCATGTATGGATTATATTTAGGAGGCTTAGACTGAATCGAGCCCATCGACGCGGAGTCGTAGAAAGTCACCTCAAAGTTCACAGTCAACGTGCACTCAAGAACCGTCCGACTAATTGGAGCGCCCATCACGGTAATCATCACAGACGTAGTCTGGTTGCTAACGTAATCGGCGATCGCGGAAGAGGGAGTGGTTTCTGCTTGTGACCGCCACTCGTAGGTCGAAGGACCACAAGGGGAGAAAAGCACAGCAGGAGAGCGGTTAGAAAGTGAAGCAAGGCTGTATTCAGCATGTTCCAAACTGTTGAAGGTGGCGCCTGCAATGGTACCGGCACCAGCCCCATTGAGGTTGAACGTGCGAACGTAAACCATGCCAGAGGCGTCCAGAGGAGCGCTAACACCTGTGAGAGTCACACCTGCACTGACGATTCGGTAATCCTTAACACCAGCCATAGCAGTTGTATTAGGCGACATTACTGTCGAGAAAGTACAAGTGTCATCGACTTGGGTGGTAGGACTCTGAGCCCAGTTGTAGTAGTAGTTAGGGAGAAACAGCATGGCTGCATTTCCACTTACATCACTGACAATTGTGTTGATCGTCTTTGACTGGAAAGAGAACGTATTCTGCGAGCTCTGATCCAAAATCTTAGCCCCATTTGCGGTAGGGCAGAAAGGATCATTGAGTCCGCAAATTTGCTCAACTTTCGGTGTAAGCGCAATGGAACGAGGTACACTCGTGTTGGCTCTCTTACTATTTGTATTGCGCTGCGAAGCGCGGGAGGGGGCAGAATTGGATTCACTCTTCTTCTTGCCCCCGGATTTGGTCTTCTTCTTGTTGGCCATCTAAACTCTCTGTTTTGGGGATCCAACCACTCCCCAAGATGAGGGACCGACACCTTGTTAGTTCTGGAGAGTGACGCAGCTCATACATGAATTGTACTAGCAACTCGACGTCAAACGGACTGTTAAGTAAGTTGCACAAGCACTTCTCCCACGAGACAAGATATGCCCCGTTGGGAGTGTAGTTGTGCGAACAAAACTCAAATGAGTCGTCTTCGCGAATTGCATCATAATACTTGATGCGAATGCCTAACTCTAGGTATTTGGCTATCGCATCGTCCACGGTAGTTTCGCCTGCGTCATCTCCTGCAGCCATCACCCAATCTGCACCAACCATCGTCGCAGTTAAGCAACGACCAAAAGAGTTGGCGCTTGAGGTGATAGGAACTCCAGACAACATAATCCCTCCAATGAGTTGAGCGAACATCCTCCCACCGGAGGAAACAAAGACACTATGCGCGATGCACACGATACGGTTGTAGAACAACTTCCTAAGAAGTTCGTTCTTACCGTCGTATGCACCGGCCATCATGCTTCGCCGCTTATACTCTGCCCAATACATCCACAACTGATAACACCAGTCCCAACCACTCGCATCTGATCCAGAGAGAGAACCTCCCTGTTTCTTAGCCTTCTTTAGCTGAGGCTTCACGTAATCAAACAGAAGCGTCAGCATATTGTCGGTAAAACCGATCCCGGGCTTGGATGGGATCTGCCACCAGTTTGCGATTTCGGTTTTATCCTGCTCAGAGAACAGGATTTTATCCACGATTTCGTCAATAAAACTGACGGAGGAGATCAACCTCAGCCGTCCACTATCGAGCTTCTCCGTAGAGTGTAACTCGTTCTTAATGAACAGCCTCACTGGGTCCACAAGGTTAGCCTTGACTAAGTCACAGGCTTGATCTTGCTTCCACAGGTCGAGGTCAGCGGTAGAGAGCAGTTCCAGTCGTTCGCGCACTGCGGCACACAAAAGTTTGCCGTGGTTTACGATGACGTCCGACTTACAATCAGCGAGTGCCGCGAACGGCACACCTGGGTTGCTGGTTGGGTTGGACCCGTAGGCGTACGAGAGGATATAGTCGTCGGTTAAGACGTCCAATCCTCGCGTCACCGGCGGTGGTTCAGCGTGGGGGTAGCGGGGTAGTAGTGTATTAATAGCGGCAACGATTCGCTCTACACTGGGGGGTGTGGCCTGAATGTGCCTACGAGATTGCATTAGGAGACTTCGGATTTCGTCCTTTTCGCCTCGAGGAGGCGCTTGAAGGTCTTTTCCGATACTCCACTTTGCTTGAGCAAGTCGAAGAGCGTCGCTAACACCTCCTCGCTTGGGGTCTCGCGGCCTGACCGCGAAACATGTCCCAACTTCTTGGATGATGCCGTTGATTTCTCCGTTTTCTTGCCACTCGAGGGCACGGGCGTCTTGCAGGATTCGTGTACCTCCTTGTCCGCCTGCTTCGGGGAGGTCTGAGGGAAAGACGAGTCGTTAGCCAACTTCTCTACCTCCTCGGCACGAATCTTCGCTTGCAGTCTTTCACGTTTTAAAGCAGCCTTGGACTTTACGTCCGTCCAGGCGGCCTCCTCCTTAAAGGTCACTTTGGCCTCATGCACTGCTAAATCGGTTGCAGTCTTGATAACCTTTGTGACTTTCTTGGGAGGGGTTGGTTGCTTCTTAACGCTTGTAGCCAGCTCCGCCAAAGTCTCCTTTGGCCGAGCCTTTTCCGTCACCACGGCTACTACAGGGGATGTCGTTTCCTCGGAAGGATTCAACAGCTGATTCGCCAGGGCAACTTTGGCCGACAGTATAGCGGGGTCCGTCATCGTCGCACTCTCGTTCCTACCGCCTCGCGCACTTACCCGTCCGCTGCCCTTGCTAAGGCTTTGCATGAGTTCCTCTTCGGCTGAGTCGTAACCCTCGTCGTGGCGCACGCGCACAACCTCGCGGTTGATGCGCTGTAACACGGCTCGGCGACCACCGAATTCAAATTCATACTCTTCCTCAGCTAGAGCATTCACACGCCTTTCATCGCGTTCGTCTAACTGGTCGACTCGAAAGTCGGTTTCCCAGTCGCCAAACATACGTTTCTTAGCGGGTGCGGACAGGCTTTCCTCACCCAGGGACTCAAGGTCCTTGAGGACTGCAATAGACCTACCATAATTCTTACCATCACAGGTTCGAGAGTGGAAACCCACGACCTTCCCACCAATCACGATGGGAGCGCCAGAATTTCCAGGGTAGGTGGAAGCAGTGTGCGAGAACTCAAACGGGCGTCCCTCGGCGCGCTCGAGTGGAACAATCGCCATGTTCCACGAACCTTTACTAGCGATAGTGAAGATCGTGGACACAGCCGAAAACTCGGGGATGTACGCCAGGTTAGCACGCTTGACCTGCAAGTTGGTGAAGACCGACTCGGGCAGCTGAAAAGCTGCCAAGTCCAACTCACCGGAGTCACAGACAACGCGGAGTGACTCGCCTCGGGGTAGGGGGAAACTGCGATTTCCATGAACAATCTTTACTTCTCCTCCTTTCTCACTGGTGACCTGCTGCAAGGTATGCAGGACATGTGAAGGAAGCACGACGTAGTTTGCCCAGCGGAAGGACTGACCAAGTACTCGCCCGTTACTGTGAAAGTGAAGGGCGTAGGCGGGTTCCTTTGCAGGGGTGGACGAAGACCCAGGTAAGTAGGCCTCCAAGACGTTTTTCTTGGTGGGAGCCGGGTTCCAAACGGCAGGGTTGTGGTAGTACTTAACTTGCTGATCCTTTACGGTCAGTAGCGCGTAGTACCCTCCCTCATCGCAGAGCACCTCATCGGCAGACACGACTGGGATTTCGTAGAGAAGAGATTCCTCCACGACGCCCCAGGCTTGGTACATGCCAACGACAGTGTTTACCATCCATACAACAACAAACCACAGCCCAAGCGCCACCAGCCCGCCAAAGATCGCGTTGACGATGAATTGCTGCATCTCTTCGCGGATCCTGGTGGGATAGGGGTTAGCACTCGTCGCAACGAGGTAGGCCATGTCCAACTTGTTGTAAAACTGTTCTGTCGCGTTCCCGATGATGAAGTCCGTAGACTCCAACATCAAGATAACATTGTCGAACATTGTTGGTT